TTTTAGATAAATAAACCGTACTGTAATAACTCAACAAACAAGGCTAAAGTCATTAAATGACCGCGTCTTATATTCGGGTTAACACAGTAAAAGTCTCAAAGAAATTAATTTTTCATCCGATGCTGAAGCTGATGGTTTTAAATTTTATGAAATAAAAAATAATTTTATATCCTTTTTGAGGATATAAAATCTAAAAAAGTATATTGAAAAAACTCTTTGAAATTATTTACTTCCGGGAAGCGGGTAAAAAATTACCTTGTTATTTGAACATGGCTGTTGTAAATATTTATTGTTCTACCATCACGATAAATTCTATAATGCTGCTTGTATGTTGAATTTGTTCTAACCGGCCTTATTGTCGTCGTTGGCCTCATTGTCATCGTCGTTGACCTCATTGTCGTCGTTGGCCTCATTGTCATCGTCGTTGACCTCATTGTCGTCGTTCTATAACCGGGCCTTGAATTGGATGTGGTGTTGTACGAAGATGCTTGAAACGGAGTGATGGGCCCAAATTTACTTTTAAGTCCGTATAGATCGCCAATTCCATTACGATCGTCTTCGTGTAATTTTGTGGCGCCGTGAAAAAATGGAGCCATTACTGCTTTTTCAACAGATGAATGACCCAATCCAAATGTATGACCTAATTCGTGAAGAATGACGCAATATAGAAACTCGTAATCCCAAGATTCGTCTGCGTCCAAATGAATTACGCCGCGATGGGTACTTTCGTGCGGGTAATAGGCGTGACCGAGGACGCCTCCACGTCCGTCAAAATTAAAATAGTCAGCATGATCACCAGAGTGAAATGATAATTTAATATCGGCGTTTTCAATTTCAATTGTTTCGATGAATGTTATGTTGAAGCTGGTTTGCCATTCGATTAAAGCGTAGTACATTGCGTTTCTAGCGTCTTGTATGTAAGAAAAATTTTGAGTATAATTTAGTACCATCCAAGCAAAATCTAATTTTGGAAATGTGTAATTTATTGATGTAAAATAGTCACCATCATATTTTGAATTTAATTTTATAAATTTTTGCTTTTTTTTTCATACCCATCACTTTTTTGATCGACTACTCCACTTAACGGTTCCATGCGCAGCGATCTTTTACTTCTTCCTCCATTCAATTTTGAATCATCAGCCGAATTGGGCTCTTGGGTCGAAGAAGCAACATGATCAGGTTGGACCCTTGCGACGAAGTCGCCGCCGCGACCGGCTTCGCCGGCGGGGCTGCTTCGCAGCCCAAGCGGTCGGGTCCCGCCCGTAGGGTCAGTTGTTTCTCTAAATCGTAGAGCTATGCCGATGCTTGGGTCGTCTTCGCCATATGTTTTGATGTTTTCCAAAAAATAAACACCGCCAGCGTCTACCATGCTCCGACCACTGTATTTGTTTCCAAACACTTTCTTCAAAATATTCATATCCATAATGCCTGTCTGTGTCAATGCGTTGTCTTCTTGATATTTTTTGATAGCTTTGTAAATTGTAGCTTCGTTAATCAAAATTTTATTCTGATCATCTTGATTGAGAAGATGTCGTCGTTTAAGTCTCTCCCATTGATAGATAAAGTCCTCAACAATGTAATGATGGTTAATTAAAAATCGGATGACAGATCTTTCCAAAAAAATAATATCTTCATTCGAATTGTCGATAGGCATGATAACAATTTCGTTTTTCATTTTTGTTGGTTTATATAGATCTTCAATTCTTAGCACATGAGCAGCTTGTGCGTTGACAGGGCCTTGCCCGGGCCGTAGGCCAGAAACCGAATAAAATAACGTTAGAGATGCAAATAATAAAAATAAATTCATTGTGTTTCATTTTGATTTATAATTGCCTTTAAATCAAATGATGAAATAAAAACAAATCATAATTTATTTGATTTCAAGTTTTTGTTAAAATTTTATAACGTTTATATTGTTTTATTTTTTTATCTAAATCGGTTTGACATTCTTTTAATTTTACATTAAAATTGTACACTTCAGCGCCGTCTCCTACATTTTTTAAATTATTAAATATTAAAAAAAAAACAAAAAAAACAATTATTATTATTATTACAGTAGTATGAAGATTCATTTTTATTTTGAGTTAAAAAAACAGCGTTTTTTAATCAATTGTTCAGCCGATTTTTTTATATTTCTTGAAAAATATATTTTTTTATATTTTTTTATATTTCTTGAAAAATATTTTATGACCTTTTTAGTGTGTTGTAATAGCAGAGTGTTTACCCTACGGGCGGGACCCGAATAATGTTTCTTATTTTGTTTCTTATTTTTAACTACTTTCAATTCTCTAGTGACGTAATCTACTTCTATTTTCAAAGTTTTAAGTAAATTTAATTCATCTTGATGTGTTAAATATTTTAAAATAATATCTAACAAATATTGGTTTTTAAAAACATCATCCATTGGTTTTATTTATTTTTATTTTACTCATAAACACTTTGAATGCGATTAACATGTTGTAAATTTTTTGAGATGTGATCTTAAAATACTTGTTCGTTTAATACAAATTTTTTAATATTTACACACTGCCTTTTCAACACATCAGCCAAATATTTTTTTATTTCATCAATTTTTGAATTGGGCCCGACATAAATAACCACTTCTTCAATACTTGGAAATACCAAATTAGGATCTTTAATCAAAAATTTCTTTAATGGATCAACATTACCAAACCAAGTACAATATTCAAATTTTTTAAGATTTGGAAGCAATAATATTGGTTCAATATGAATTTCCCAATAATCTAATGTTAGTTCTTCTAATTGTTGCATTTGATCCAACTTCAAATCTTTTACATCATAAGGAGTTGTTGATAATTGTTCAAGAACTAAAGATTTAATGTTAATGTGTGTCGAAAAATTATCTGCATAACTTTTAACTTGTTCGGTGTGTGTATCACTTTGTTGATTGTCATGTTCACCAAATACATGCAATTCGAGATGTTTAATATTACTTGGTCCTGGCGGAAAATATGGCAAATATATCTTTTCAAAAAGTACTTTTTCTAATGTTGGAATTTTAAATAAGGCATCAAGAGCTTCTTCTTTTTTATGAAAATCAAAATCGTCAGCAAAGTCTTGTTTAGAAGTGCATACTGAAAAATGTATCTGTTTGAGATATTTTGAATTGTTACCAAATTTGATCCATAGATCAGTCGATAACTTTAAATCTTCAGCTACCAACGTTTCAAGATTATGAAAATTAGTAATATCAGAACAAAGGCTATCAGTATATTTGTAGAACCAATACTTATCAAGATATTTGTCTACATGATCACAGTAATTAAAATCTTCATTGTTTGAAAATCCTAAAATAATGGTTAGATGCTTCACTTCATCTGGATGAGCAACATCGGCTGTTAAGAAGCGTTCAGGATGCATTGAACATATTGTAAGGACTGATCTATCTTCTCTGTTCCTAACAGCGTCTAAATCATCTAATGATTGGTATGTGTAACCAGAATGTTTCATTTATTTATTAATAAATCCTTCTTAAATTGATTTAAGGATAAAAAGTTATAATTAAAATGAAACTATTATTACTTTTGATGTATTTCACCGCTTTTAACAAAGCAGATGCTGTTTTGACAACAGATGAAATGCTAAACAACATTGCATGGATGCATGCTCAATTTTCATTGACATTTGATCCTGCTATGATCGCTACGCTATCAATGCAACATCCCATAGCGAGCACCTCCCAATCACAAGTAAATGATGCGTCAGATTCGCTTTTACCTTTATATCAGTACTTTAAAGACAACGATAAAGTAGTTGATCAATATAAAGACGTATTAGCGTTTTTTAATATAAAACATCAACTAAAAATATTTCCAACATTCAGTGCCAACGAATTAGAATCGCGTTTTGCTCAACGAATTCATTTCTATCAAAATGAAATAATTAAACAAAATCAGAGACCCTTAACATTCGATGCGTTTTACGAATTATTTAGAAGGTGCCATGTAGAAGAAGAAAAAAATGACGATGACGATGAAGAGGACAACAAGATAGATGAAAAAGATAAAAAATTTAAAAATGAAATAAGCATATCAACGTTGCAACAAGATCATCCATTTATACAACAATTTTGTCATTACAGACAATCAAGTGACGATGAAATAAAAAATTCGTTGAAGCAATTTAAATTGAGATCATTTGTTCCCAAAAACAAAAGAGATCTTAATTATTTAACATTATCAAACAAATTTGTTGAAGAACTGAAAGGTTCCAAAGAACCAAAACCAGAAAAATGGTCAATTCACCATATGATTCCTTCTGCAACAATTGTAGAATTTTACCAACATTATTTTGAATTGCTTTCTCAAAAATCGGACGTCCAAAACAAACAATTCGATTGGGTCAAGATACAAGAAATTCAATCACAATTTGCGTTTTTAATTGATGCTGACAAATTATGGAAAAAATATGGAAAAGAAGACGGTAAGACCCATGAACGACCAATTGACAATTACAGAGACAACCCGAAAAGTGCACAAGAAGATTTTGTAAGGTTTTGGTTTAGATTCCCTCCAGGTTTGTTGTTTTATGGGCCTGAAGGATCGATTAGAAAAGATGATCCTTCTTTTCCAGAAAATAGAAAAAAAGAATACACCAATTTTCCTAACGATTTTGAAGAAAGAGTAATATATATTGTTGGAAAAGAATATTATGACAAAGTTGCTAAACTTAACACAGAAATTTTAGAATTCATTACAGCTTACAAATCTAAAAATAGCGACCCTAAAACAAGTGACGAATTAAATAAAATTGCTATGAAAATAAATATGAGATTGCGCACAATTCATAGAGAAGCGCCGTGGGCTAATCAAATTATAGCTCCGTTTGAAACAGATAAGTGGGATAAAGGAGATCCAATTCCAAAACATCCGCGTGCACATATATGGGAAATTGTTAAACGCGAGTGGGGTGTTAAAACATTGGCTCAAGAATCTGATTTGGATGAACAGTTTGATTTGGTTCGGCAACTCAGTTTTTTGTCTGTAGGACTTTTGACAAATGAAGTAAGACATGTAGCATCTTCTCATGGTGGTGAATTTAAAAGAAAGAAAAGGATGCATTATTCAGATGATCGTCTTTCTTATGTTCAAAAGCTTGATATGAAATGCGATGCTGAACGGATCGCCTCTAGCGCCGGCCCGAAGGGTAAAGCATTAACAACAACTGAAAAACCCTTAGGATTTTGGTGCAGTCCATTTTATTTGAGAATTAACCCAATGAATTATTTTTATTGTAAATTGACAGGTCGAAGTAATTTACACTTCTTTTAGATCTTCAGCAGAAAAAACAACATTTATAACACGACGTGTTATAAATTATAAATTACGAAGACGATGCACTGCTTCGCAGCGCGGAGCTTCGCTCCGTAATACTGTGTTCGCAAATTAACGCAAACATTTGCTCAATATTCGGTATTCTATCTTTTAATGTTTGTTTTTGTTCAATTGTCAAAACACTTTGCTATGCGACCCTATTGTCGATGATACAGTCGATGTTTCAATCACACCATCAATATTTTCTTCAGAATCTGATTCGTCTGATGACAAATCTTCTGGATATGCAATTTTCTTTTTTGCAGTAAGTAGCCATGGAATATTCATTGTTGGTACGATATTTCTTAATTCTGTTGTCCAATAATACGTTTCCGTTGTGCTTACACTTGAATGTCCAATAAATCTCGATACATTTTCTAATTTATTACCACAAGTCATGCAATGCAAAAATTAGAAATCAAGGACCAACAACTCAAAATAAAAGACCAAGAAGTTGAACAAAAAATTAAACAAAAAGACCTTGAACTTGAAGACGCTAAATCTAAACTCCGTTCCGAAACTTCTAAATTGAAAGAATATGTAAGTTTGAAAACTTTTTGAATTTTGGTTGCTAAAAATATGCTTTTAAAATTATTATATCAAAATGAATTCAAAAAATAATTTAAAACCGACTGAAACTCAATTTATTGGAGTGCTAATGGGTGGTTGTATCGGCGACGTTCTCGGGTCTTACAATGAAAATTTAACGTTTGATCAAATCAGAAGCAGAAAACGAATTACAAAAGAATTTATAAACACAAAATTCACAGATGACACAGAACTTACAGTAATATTAGCGCAATATTTAATCAAATATCATGAGAATAATGAGAATAATACTAGATGCCATTCAATGGTACAAACGGTGCATAGTATGTATCAAAAAATAGTAAAAAACAGCAAAAGAGGTTATTCAAGAAAAACGAAACAACTGTTAAGCAACTGGCATGATTGTATGCCGGCAAATAATGCAGACACGAATGGGTCTGTTATGAGAATAGCACCGCTAGCTCTGATTAAAGCAGATGACAAAGTATTATATAGCAAAGTAAAAAATGCAATTTATTGTACACATGGTGAAAATAAAGATGCGATTGATACAAGTTTTTTGCATGTAAAATTAATAAAATATTTGTTGAATAATTCATGTAACACACCTGAAGAATTATATTCGCATGCACTCTCGGTAGTTCAAATCTTAAAAAATTCAAATCTGTATCCATTATTAGTTTCAATTAACCCCGGAAATAAAAAAATTGTATTAAATCCAACAATTTCAGAAGATAAGTTGGAAGATTATTTAAAAATTAATGTAACTAAAAATATATTTGGTTATGATTTTATGCAAATTAAAGCCATTCACTGTTACACACTTGTTTTAACTTGTTTTCTTAACAATTATGATAAACCGATAAATGCATTAATCATGGCAGCCAATATTGGCGGTGACACTGATACAATTGCAAAAATTATAGGCGACTTAATTGGAGCTAAATATGGCACTGGTTGGATTCCAGAAAATTGGAAGTATCCTGAACATCACAGTGAAATCACAAACCTTGGAAAAGAATTGTGGACTCTATATTCAAAAAAATAAAAAAATAAAAAATTTATTACTTGGTGGTGGGTAATAAATTGAATTAAAAAGTTGTTATTTTTTCTACAAAAATGATTGATTGATTTATAAAATGATATTTCGTTCAAAAATACATTCAAAAAATTAAAACATGTATATTTAGTTTGACCCATTGTTTAAATTTTTTTGAATGCGTTTTTTTAAATAAGTAACAAAACACTTTTGAAAAATAAGAAAAAGAAAATAACAAAATTAGAGAAGCAGAAATTGTTTATGCAATTGAAAACAGGGATGTCGTTATCTAACATTGAAGAATAACGCAACGTAATTTAAAATTTTAACACATTTAGAATGTGATAAAATTAACACAAAGAAAATGAAACAATCAATAAAGATTTTTAAATTCAAAATATTTGTTCATTTTTAAACTTCTTTAGGTTTAAACATTGTTGTGTGAATATATCTGCTAAATATTTCTTTGTTTCGTCAAAATTAAAATCTTCTTCATATATACTCATATATGGAGTATAAATATATATTTCTTCAACACTGGGAAATTTCAAAATTAAAGCAAAATTCTTCATTTTATTAATTAATCTTTCTTAATTAATTGATAATTGAAACAAGAAATTTTTAAATTTTATAAGACTTTAAATAGAAAATTTAAACCGCTTTTCAATATCGTACTTAAATATTTGTTCGCTTCATTAACATTAAATTTACTGTTGCTGCGAGTTAAAACATATATTGTTACTTTTTCCACACTGGGAAACTTTAAATCTGATTTTAATGTTGTAATTAATGCTGGCATCAATGAATCAGTTTCAATTATTCTACAACTAAATTTTTTAAGATTTGGAAGCAATAAAATTGATTCAATATCAAGTTCATCGATTTTCCAATAATTTCTTATCTCAAGGTCTTCTAATTGTGTCATGTTTCCTAACTTTAAATCTTTAAGCTCGTAATGCGATATATTTAATGTATCAAGAATTAAAGTTTTAATGTTAGTATGAGTGCAAAAATTGTTAACATAACTTTTAATCTGTTCAAAATATTTATTATATGTTTTGAGTGCATCTATGGTTTCTTCACCGTTTGTACATAACTCAAGATATTTAATATTACTTGGTCCTGGTGGAAAATAAGGAAAAAATAAATTATTAATAGTTAATTTTTCTAAAGTTGAAATATTAAATATAGCTTCAACAGCTTTTTCCTTTTCGTCAAAGTAAAAGCTATCAGCACAATCTATTTCACACGATGAAGAAAAATGAATTTCTTTAAGACTTTTAGAATTATTTGCAAATTTAATCCATAAATCTTCTAATAAATTCAAATCTGTCGCTGTTAAAGTTTCAAGATTTTGAAAATTGACAATATCAGAACATAAATCGTCACTACCTCTGGTATACCAAGTATAATACGTATAACCAATACCACATTGATTAAAGTCTAAAACGATTGTCAAATGTTTCACTTCATCTGGGTGAGCAATATCTTTTGATAAAAATCGTTCAGGAAAAACTGAACATACTCTTAAAGTTGATTTATCTTTTCTGTCACGAATAGATTCTAATTCGCTAAGGTATGTATAATAATCAGAATCGTTTTCTTTTTTTATTTCATTTAATTCTTCCATTTATTATTATCAATTTAATCTTTAATTGATTTAAAGGTTCAAAATTCATATTAAAAATGGATTTTTTATTGCAAAACATATTAATGCTGCAAATAACATGTTAACTCTTGGTAGGTTGGGTGAGCTTAAAAGACCAATAGAATTTAAAAGAACTAGAAGTTGATATGCCTGTTGAGGTAGTTTTAGCTTCAAGGCTATTAATTTAGCCGTACAGAAATAATGTATATATTTCAACGATATTGATAACTTCACGATTTTCGACATTTAATTTTTCAATTTTCTTTTTGAATAAAAATTGAATTTTAATTTTCGACATTTAATTTTTCAATTTTCTTTTTGAATAAAAATTGAATTTTAATTTTCGAAAACATTTCAAAATAAAAAAAATATGTTTGAAATAAATGAACAAAAGTCTACTAAATATTTCATCTTCTTAGATAATTCGGGAAGTATGAAATCATATTATAAAAACGTCAAAAACAATTTGCTATCAATTTCCCATCAAGAAAATTTGCATATCAATCCAACCATATTAACCTTTGATGATCTAACTAAAGAACTTACAGGTTCAAGTTTTGAAGAAAAGCTTAATAATTATCATCAAAGTTCGAATCAAACTTATATGGAAGGAGTCGTAGAGCGTTTTACCAATTATCTGATTGATGCTCCTGATGGTAAAAAAATCTGTATTCTATTCATTACTGATGGAGCGGTTCATGATTTGGTCAAAATTACACCTTTCTTATTGGCATGTGTAAATATCATCATCAACAAGAAACTTTCAGTTTACGTGTCATGTGTTGCAATCGGTTCATCGGCTGATATGAAAGCATTTTCGTTGTTTGGACTGCTAAACAATTTTTCCGTATTCCAACTTATACAGTCTAAAAACGGCGACAATTGGAGTAAACTAGTTGTAAACAAATTCAAAGAAATTGAAAGCTGTGACACTGTTGTTTACCGCTTGGGCCGCGAAGCGACGACCAGGCTTCACCCGGCGGCGGTGGTCGCGGCGCCCGAAGACGGGGTTGGAATGTTATATTCCGATATCGTAGTTGATTCGCGGGTGTCTGAATCTGGTGCATGTAATAAAGTTTATCTAGCTGCGTTAGTCCAATCCTTTATCATATGTAACTTTGGACACACGGACGATTGTGAGGGTTTTACGATGTGCAAACGCTTATTAAAATATGTTGCTGATTTGGGAATAAATGAGAAAACTAGATATATTTGGAGCAAACTTAATACAGCTAAAATGGTTGGTGACAACACTTCAAATGTTATAGCAAACGAGTTCATTTCTACAATTAACGATTTTAGCGGCTCCGGCTCAATCACAGATGAACGCACCACTTTGGATGACACCATGCGGCAATCCCTATCTCGCGACGAATCGGTTGTCTGTGTCAATGAACATAACGTACGTGTAAGATTGTTTGTTGGTAAAACAAAAAATTTTACACAACCTTTGCCCATAACGATCAACGATCAAAATCAAATAATTATTCAATCTGATGGATCAAACGAACTTTATCTCAACATTGAAATATATCATCCAACTGAACCTGTTTATCTTGAAATATCATATGGTGATTCTAAACACATCTGGTATGTTCCATATGGTGTCTCTTTAATACAAGGAGATGTGAATTATTTAATGTTGGCGCACGAAAAGTTGAAAGCAACAAACAATAGTGAACAAATGTTTGACTTTATTATTAAAGCAGTACCATCCTCATTAACCACGAAAATTAAGAATTACACCACTGAAACCGACAGTAGTTTTCACGAACCTACATACTCGTGTATTGCGGCGTGTAAGTCGTTCGATGATTCACTTTCGTGTAAGTCGTTGTTCGATTACAATGATTCGTTTGATGATGTAGGCAGTGCGTGTCTGGATGGGTTCGCGTCGCTTTCAAGTCAACCCCCGAAAGCGAGTGCTAAAGCGTTTGCTACGGTTTCCAAAGAAATGAGAAAGATCGATACTGTAAAAAGAGAATATCAGATAAATTCAAATGTTCATGTTTTATGTTTTTCGTTTGTCTTTGTTTACGATTCGGAAATTTTTGATTTGGAAAGATTATCGGCAAGCGAAATTGTTTACGGTACAAAAGAATGTGTTATTTGTTTAGATAGAAAACCGACTATTAAATTTAAATGCAACCACAAATGTACCTGTTCGTTGTGTTATGCATCTATCAAACAATGCCCATTATGCAGACAACTCATTTGATTTCATTTGATTTAATAAATCAAAAGCATAAATTTTATGACCTGAAGGTCATAAAATAAAAAGATGAACGGCTTGCGAGATACAAAATTCTGTACAGCTAAATTAATTAATTTATTCATTAGTATCCAATACTTGTGTGATAATGTTTGTTGCTTCGTTTCCATACAATTTTTGAATCTTTTTTTGATAATTTTTTGAAATGCCATTGAATTCATTGAATATATCTTTCCACATCAAAAAAGTTAATTTTGTAACATTCATATTTCCTCTAAACCCTTTACTCAAAATATTAAGAATTCTTTGCCGAGTAATGCATGATCGAATCTGTTGCACGATATCCATATCTTCTGAAAATTCTTTGATTGTTTCTAAATAATTTTGGCTGCGTTTTTTTAAAATAATTGGCAAAATTTTACTCTCATTTTCTTTACCATGGCCGCGAGCTTCGCTGCGCTCATCTTCAGTTGCAGTAAAAGCCTCTTCCGTATCGATGGTATTACCCTTGGGACCGGAGGTGGGATCGCCTTCGGCGCCGGCCGCGAAGCGGCTACCCTGGTCCCTGCCGCCGTAGGCGGTCCCCCCAATAACGCGATAACAATATCCTTCACAAATAGAATCAGTTGCAATTTGTGAAAATCCAATATCCATTGAATACATTTCGTCTAAACATCCTATTGCAATTACGGGAACAGTGGCAAAATTAAAAGCATTTGAAAGATTTGTTACCGTCATATTTTCTTCATCATCTGACCATGTAAGAGGTTTATTGTCGAGTTCAATATAAAATACATTGAAATCGACATGTTCACAATATTTAATTTCTTTTTGTACTTTGTTGCCGAAGAGTTCTCCAATAAATCTCAACGTGTTTCCCCCGCTTTGAAGAGTGATTTTTGCCAGTTTGCTTAAATTAGCACATTTTTCTTTAGTGAAATAAGAGCGAAAATTAAATAAATTTGAATTTTCTTCTAATATGTGATTTCTTGATGCAAACCATATTTTCCCATCATTGTTAAGATAAACTGAAAAGTTGCAGCCATGAATTTTTTCTGTCACGATAGTTTTGCATTTTGCATATTTATCGATAAATTCTTCGGCTTTTCTCTCTCCAATGAGTGATTGAAACGGTGCAAAATTAGGTGCATTAACACAGACTGGGTCGGCGCTATTTTCGTTAAAGTCATCAAACATTTTTATTTTATTTTTAAAAACTGTTAAATCTTATTCACAAAATTAAAAGAAGAAAGACTGCTGTAAGATCTGAGTGAAAAAATATGATTTTTCAATTAACAAAATGACTGGTATAAAATATGCATAAAATGAACTCAAAATCAATGAAAATTATTGCTGTTTCACCAGCTAATGATGAAGAGTCTGCAGCAGACGTTGCGGACGATGCTGAATCTGATGCTGAGTCTGCGGACGATGCTGGCTCTGCGGACGATGCTGGCTCTGCGGACGATGCTGAATCTGCGGACGATGCTGAATCTGCGGACGATGCTGAATCTGATGCTGAGTCTGCGGACGATGCTGGCTCTGATGCTGAGTCTGCGGACGATGCTGGCTCTGATGCTGAGTCTGCGGACGATGAATCTGATGCTGAGTCTGCGGACGATGAATCTGATGCTGAGTCTGCGGAAGATGCAGATAAATCAAAAAAAAGCAAAGCGAAGAAAAAAAAAGAAAAAGACAACGACAATCAATTATATTTTCCAAAAAAATCTTTTGACAGGCTTGTCAGAGAAATAGCACAAAACAACTACAAATCTGATTTGCAATTTAAACCAGAAGCAATGAACATATTGCAACAAGTTGCCGAAGAATATTTAATGAAATTATTTCATGATAGTCAACAATGCGCCAACCATGCAAAAAGAGACACTTTAACAGTCGATGATATGCGACTTGTTCAAATGTTAAGAAAAAATCCAACATTGGATTTTGAAAAATAGACAAATTAATATACAGACCACCCTCATCTCATATTTCAAATATTTCAATTCTTTCATCCGTCCTTTTCATTCATCTCATTCATATCAATCCTCATATTTCAAATATTTCAATTCTTTCATCCTTCCTTTTCATTTATAACCACACGCGGGTTATAAATATTCTTATAAATATAAATTTTTTCAAATAAATTGATTTTTAATGAAAAAACAATACCGAAAAATAAAATGTCAAAAATAAATAACGAAAAATTTGATGCCCAGAAATTGAAGATAAATTAAAATGCCAGTTTTTTAGATTTGATCCAGATTCAAAAAAATTTAACATTTACAAATTAATCAGAAACATCTCTAAAAGGAATTTCGTTTCTTTTTATATTTTATTTTTTTAAAATGTTGCAAAAATTGATTTTTTATTGCAAAACGCAACAATAAAAAATAAAAATGAATATTTTTTGAAATTTTGGTTCAAAATTAATTGAAAAATACAAAATGTCACGTAAATACAATAATTTTATTGAAAAACTTGAAAAATTTCAATGTCATATGCTTACATCACTTGAAGATATGAATAATAATAATAAAATAAAATACGAATGCCCACAAAAACACTTGTCGGAATTATCAATCGACTCATTTATCAACAAAACAAAACCAACATTAATGAAAAATTTATTTTCTTTGTGTGCGAAATGTGAAACTCAACACAAACATGTAATTGAGATGAAACCTCGATTTGATGAATTAAACTTTATTTTAATTTCATTAAAATGTCAAAATGACAAAAATAAAATAAATTATAAAGTCTTATTCAACGATTTTTACGAACGCGGTTGTGAATTATTGACAACGAAGCAAGATTATAAAAATAATAAACAAAAATTAACTTTCAGATGCAAATGTGGAAAAACATCAGAAATTGTTTATCATGATTTAATCAGAGGTCGTTTATGTGGCTTATGTAAACAAGATCGTACAAAAGATACAATGCAAGAACTTTACGGGGTCGACAATGCATTTAAATCTAAAGAAATAAAAGAAAAAATTCGTCAAAAACATCAAGAAAAATTAGGAGTTGATTACCCTCAACAACATCCAGATGTACGTCAAAAAACAGAAACAACTTGTTTAGAAAAATATGGACGCAAATGGGCTTTTACAGCTCCAGAAGTTTACGAAAAAATTAAAAAAATTATGATTGAAAAATATGGAGTGAAATACCCTTTTCAAAACTCGTCTATTCTTTCAAAAATAAAAATGACATGTCAAGATAAATATGACTCTGATTATTATATTAATAGCAAAACATGCAGAGATAAGATGAAACTTGCACATGGTGTTGAATATTATGGAATGTCTAAAGAATTTAGAACAAAGATGATGGAAAAATACGGAGCTGAGTATGCAATGCAATGTCCAATGTTGTTTAGAAAAGCGTGTGCCAGTTCATATAAACGAAAATCATATATGTGGAACAATCAAATTTTTATGGTGCTTGGATATGAAAATAAAGCATTAGACGACTTGATAAAAAAAGAAAATATTACGATTGTTTATGCTGGTGAATCCGAAGAAATTCCTCTTTTTGAATATATGTACATTGATCAGAAAAAACATTTATATTATCCTGATATCTATTGTCCTGAAGATAATAGAATTATTGAAGTTAAATCTATTTGGACTTACAATTGTGATCCGTTAAAAACTTTATATAAAGGTTTATGTGTATCTGAAGATTATATTTTTGAACTTAGAATTTACAATACAAAAAATGTTGTATGTGTCATTGAAATTATTAAAGGCGAAGTGTTTAAATTAATGGGTCCTGATTTTATTATGGGGGAAACAATAAATTTATAAATTTTAAATTTTTACATCTTTAGTTTTTAGTTTTAGTTTTCTTACTTTTAAATAAGTAACAAAACATTTTTGAAGATTGAAGATTGAAGATTGAAGATTGAAGGTTGAAGATTGAAGATTGAACAACCCCAACCCCCCCCCCAACCTTACAAAACAGGAAAACCTAGTGCGCCTCCGCTGATTCTAATGATATTTGAGTTGAGTCCAATAACGATAAATTCGTATTTCTGTGGATAATCGGCTCCTGATCCGAATGGTAAAGTGCCGTTAGCGGCTGCAACAGCTTCAGGTGAAGCATGAGGAGCAATACTGACGTTAGTAAGTTTACCGTAATTGGTTGATCCGAGGGGGTCGACGTTGAAGAAGGATAGTGAATAAGAATACATATGATAGCCAGTGTTAATAGGAATAGCAGGTGCTTTGTAGAAAGGCTCTATCAAAGAATAGTAATCTGAACCCATGTGATTGAGGCGACTTGTATTTTCATAAGTGATAGTTGTATGTGAGATTGGGTCAAATGCGTATAAATATGGTTCAAACACGACAACTTGTGGACCGGGAACGGGTGAGACCGAGGTGTAATTACTCCAAACGTTTTGGGTTGTTTTATTCCTAACCGCGAAAAACAACGCTTTAATAGAGTGAGAAAATCTAATGTCATAACATGGATGAGGATTTGTCACAGGATTAAATGTCTGCCTTGGCGCCGACTGCACTTGTTCAATCAACATATCCCTTGGAGCGCAAGCCATCCTTTTACGTTCCTCATTACTCACAATTGCATAATTTGCCCAAACCTGAACATGAGATAGTTCAGGAGCTCTCTCAATATCTCGCCCAACTTGTGGAACAGTAGTTGGATTTATTCCTGCTACTGGCACCGAGTTTTCGAGAAGAAGAAGATCGTGCCATGCTCTCATATTGAAACAAATACGCATCTCGTTATAAGGAAGTGCAGCAGTTGGGAGAGCGAGGCCGGAATCGCGAGTGAAAAAGAAAGGCAGAGGAAGATTTAGGAATTGAGTCCTAGTAGGATTGCCGGGAGCGTGAGGGGCGATGAGACTGTCTACGTTTCCAATCATATTGTCGTATCCGAGTCGTTTGCTTGCACTGACGGTGAATGCGGCCCAGAAATCGAGGAAGTAATTGTCAAATCGTTCGGCAACCAAGTCGTTGAAAGAGATGGCGACTTCTCTAATGAGATTATGCATAAAATTTCTTGACCAGCGAATTCGTCCGTTTCGACCGTACAAATTATTTTCCAAAAGAGTTACAGATGGGATAGCTACTCGAAGCCATGTTTGCAATAAATAATCTCCAGCTCGTGAAATAGAAACGGACCATTCCTGTTCAAATCCAGCATTTCCTGAACATCTTGACAGGATTACGGGAACTTGTGTAAACCATGTAGCTTTACGGGTTTCTCGAACAAAGTACGCAAATGCTTGATTAGACCCATATTGATATTTTTCAATTTCATCAAATGTAGCGAGATCGATAAATCCGCTAGTAATATTTGATCCGGTTGTCGTCATTCTGTTTTTTTGTTACCGAGGAAAATTTTTAAAGAATACATGATACGTATGATGAAATTTAAAAGGCTCTTTTACTATAATTATCAGATCAAATTTAAATAACTTTATTTTATTTAAATTTCAATTAAATTTTAAGATTTCTCACATTTGATAAATTTCAAAATGGTTTTCTTTCTGTTGTTAATTTAAAAAAAACACAAAATGTCAGATTATGATGATTATGAATATGGTCGAGGTGAAAATGATATGGAATATCTTTATCAAAATTACATAGATTATCAAGATAACAGGGCTATTGATTTATTCGATGAAGATGGTAAAATGGCTGAATTGGGTATTAAGGGAGATAGAGAATTGCAAGATCCTGTTCACAAATTTACTTTATTTGTGCAATCGGTTGCCAGAAAAATGTCTTCGGACAAAGTTATAAATTTGACCAATGATGATATTCAATACATATTGAATCAAATTGGCAAAATTCCTACTCCCGAGTATAAAAATCCAACAGGATTTGTTCTCGGATATTGGTTAACAAGCTCTGAAACATCATATAATGTGATTAACAAAAAAAGATATGCTAAACTTAAACCTAATTTAAAAAATATTGAATATCCTTTAGAGGAAAAAGATGTAATCAGATATTCAAGATTTTGGATTTTACATGATTTACTTCCTGAAATTTAATTTTTTACATTTTTAGTTTTCTAAAAAATTTAAAATAAATTTTATTTTTTAAGTGTCGTCATCGTCTTCGTCAATTTCTAAATTTATTTTTTTTACCTTTGCAGGAGAAATTGAGTAATCATATGAAAATTCGATATTTTTAATAGCCACACCTGTTAACAAATCTTTGTTTACGCTTTGAATAACGAAATCTTTGTATACAATATCAGATGGTTTGACAAGTTTAAGAAGAAGAGTTAAAGTAATTAAATGGCAAAGAGCAATTTTTTCATTTGTTGAAAATTTCAAATTATCTAAACTAGCAATATATTTGTAAAATAAATAAAGTTTATCTTTTTTTTTGGTAGTACTCCATGTCGCTCTTAAACTTTTTATATCTTCTTGCATTTTTTCATAATCGTCGTATTTCCATAATTTCTGGTCTAATTCCAATCTTGCATCTTCTGAATACAGTGATGGTATGACAAATTCTCCCTCAGTTGTTACAAGTATATTTTTATCTTTTCTTTTAACTATGAACGATCCTCCGCGACCAAATGCGAATTGTTGTAGTAATCGTTGTTTGTGAGGTTGGTCTTTGTAGTGTTTACTGCATTCAATAAAAAATGGGTACATGTTATTATTATTCATCGCTTTTTTATTTATCATTTTAATTCTTAAGTTTATCTCCGCAACTCCTCAAAAATTAAAAAGCGTTTTTACTGTTCCATATTAAAAATAATACATTTCAAGGCACCGTGCGACCCTGCGCGACCCTGTGCGAAGCGACGCCGCCGAACGAGGTGACGATTCACAAGGCGGTTCGGGCGGCGTGTTTAGGAGTCTTATGTTTTTAGTGAGCAGCCTTTGGGCCGGGGAGGCGGAGCCTCCCAGCGGCGGTGCACCCGGTGCAAGGGCGCAATAAATTTAACTTGTCAAAATTATTTTTTGAACAAAACAAACAATGACAATGCAGCAACAACTACAACTACAAAAATTATTTGATATTTGTATTTATTTACGAAACTTTGAAAACCCGCAGTAGCAATTGATTTATTATCCAATGGAGTTTGTTGTGCTTTGAAGTCACACATTATATTATTTTTCAAATTATCAATTGACACATTTCCCGTTTTGACAAACTCTAATACTTGTGTACACACATTATTTGGACAATCAGGTTTAATTAAATTTGAAGGTACTAAATACTGGTTAGATTTATTGGAACACGGCACGAACCAACAACCGTCGCTAAAAACATAAGATCCTTTACTTGCAATATATGCATCGTTTTTTGCTCTATTAACACATTTACAGTCTTCGGTATTGTTTCTTAAGCAATAATTTTGAATAGTTACATCTTGTATGTTTTTAGGTTTAGATTCAAACCATTTTCTACATTCATCACCTCCTTCTCCTATAGATTTTAGTCTACTACAACTTTTCATTTTATTTGGACATGTTGTAACATTTTGTGTACAATATTTCATTTCAACGTCATCATTCATGCCAAACTTATCAGTGAATCTCGACACCTGAGATCTCGTATTTATATTATCAAGATTGTACACACATTTCAATTTCGGAGCCGATCCATCCCAACCCACTGAAATAAGAGGATCTTCTTTATTTGAGCCCAAACCGATATTACACTCTTCGCGATCTGGCTGCACACAAACCGGTTGGCGTCTGCAGAAACCACCACAGCATCCTGATTTAAGTGCGTTTTCACCCTTATCTTCTTCAGATTCAATTAGTTGCCAATCTTTGATTCCGCCTGTAAAGTTACAAGGTCTTTCGTTAGTAAAAATTGAACAATGGAAACAACTGCAAACGTCTTTGCCTGGTTGATATTGATGTTGTTTATTTGTTTGTATTAATCGTCCTATGATATGTTCACTCATTAAGTTTTTTAACTCTCCACATATTATTTCTTTCTTCGTATTATTTCTTTCTTCGTATTATTTTCTACAATTCTTTACAAATGACGCGTGATTCTTTGTAAATGATGATTTATTATTCATAACGAATAATAAATTGCACACAAATCAAACGATATTCTTCAATTTCAAAACGTAATTGTAGCGATTTTAATTATATTTTGGCTTTCGCCCTGCTTTTTTTATTATTCCTTTCATTAAACCCCATATTCTATTCTTGTGATCTTTCAATACATAATTATTATCCAACACTTTTTCTACTTGAAAGCTTAACTCAATTTTGCGCAAATTATCGTTTTTGTTCACTTCATGTTTTGATCGAATTAACAAAGTAACAAAATAAAAAATTATAATCAATTA